GATGCACAAGGAAACCTTTATTATGTATTCTTTTCCAAGGCATCAATCAAGATGATGGCTGATAAGTTCCTTAAAGACAAAAGAACCGATGAAACATCAGTAGAACACGATGGTGTTAAATTGGGTAAGGACAAAGTTTATATTACAGAATCATGGGTTAGTGATGACCCAGTATATGATAAATCACACTTCTATGGATTTGATTTACCCGCAGGAACATGGTTCGTTGCAATGAAGGTAAACGATGATAATGTATGGAAGATGATTAAAGATAAATCCCTTACGGGTTTTTCAGTTGAAGGGCTATTCGCTGAGAAAAGTGTTTTCAGTAAAGAAGACAAACAAATAAACCAAATAAGAAAACTTATTACTCAAATTACAGATTATGAATAGTAAAGAAGCAATCAAAAAAATAATGTCTGTTCTGAAATTGACGAACGAAACATTCTATGAGGCAAAAACTGACCAAGGCGTCGTTGTTAAAATGGAAGGTGATGCGTTAGAAGTAGGAAAGATGTTATATGTCGCTACTGATGAGGGCATGATTCCTGCACCTCCTGGTAAGCACATGATGGAAGATGGTTCAGAAGTAGAAGTAGGCGAAGACGGTAAAGTTTCTAAAATCAAGATGGGCGACATGGAAAAAACCGATGACGCTGAACTTGAAAAAAAGAAAGAAGAAGTTGAAATCGCAGACCAAACAATGGCTGAATCAAAAGAACCAGAAATTGAAATGGAAGATGGGGATATCAAACTTTCTGACGGTAGCGTTTTAAGAATCGGTGGTGAATCCCCCGAGTTCGGTGTTAAAGTTAAAAAAGTAGGTTATGATGGAACCTTAAACGCAATTGTGGATGGTGCTTATGAAACTGCTGACGGAAAGGTCATGCAAATCGTAGGTGGTGAAATCCAAGGCATTCAATCAAAAGAGGCTGAAATGGCAAGAGGTGGAAAGTTCACCGAAGCTAAATCAGGTGACCTTACATTGGATTCCCCAACATTTGACGTAGGTGAAACTATTGATGTTGTTAAAGATGGTGAAAAAACACCCGCACCCGATGGAGAACATGAAGTAATCCTCAAAGACGAATCAGGAAATGAAAACAAAATTAGAGTTGTTGTAAAAGACGGTAAAATTACCGAAAGAGAAAACGTAGAAGAAGCACAACCAGAATCAGAAGATGAAATGAGTGCATTCGTAGAAGCGTTCACAACCGCAATGAAGAGAATGGAAACTAAATTAGATGAGTTGACTAACAAAACAACTGTGTTAGAAAAATCATTCAACAAGTTTTCAAAAGAACCAGCAGGTTCACCAATTAAAAAACAAATAAACCCAGAATCTTTTGGAACTACAACTAATCCAAGATTAGAAGGATTCAGAAGATTGAGACAAGAAATCTCAAAAAATAACTAAACAAAACAATTAGAAACATGGCAAACAAATTATCAAAATTGAACTTTTCCTATGATTTAGGCGGGTTACAAAATTATGTGGACGCTTTGAACAGTGATATCATCAGCGAAGCTGTACTTACTCCTGCAACGATGGAGTATTGTAACGTTATTCCTGGTATCAAAGGAACACAAAACGTGAACTTATTATCAGAAACATTAGCTGTCCAAACGGGCACAACATGTGGATGGTCAAACGAAGGTCAAGTAACCTTCACCACTGCAGCACTTACGGTAGCTGCGTTAAAAGTGAATCAATCACTTTGTTTACAACAATTAAACACTCTTTGGTTGGGTCAGTACTTGAACAGCGGGTCCTATAATGAAAATGCACCGTTTGAGCAAGCTATTATTGATTTGCAGACGAAACAAATTAAGCGCTACAACGAGGACTTGCTGTGGAATGCATCAAGTGCGACTACATCATTTAGTGGTTTCAAACAATTATTAGCGAACACATCAGATGTTGTTAAATTGACTGGTCAAACTGCATTATGTTCTGTAACTGGTACAAACGCAACTGAAAAAGCAAACAACGTGTTAGCACAAATTGATAACCTAATCAACTCTTTGGATAGAAATATCTATGACCGTGATGATATCGTTATCTTCATGTCGCAGTCACAATTTAAGTGTTATTTAACTGCAATCAGAAACGTAAACAATTTTTATATTGATAGTTCTGAAAATAAATTAGGTTCAGTTTATTCTGTATACCATCCTCAAACCAACTATAAGGTTGTCGGAGTTCCTGGCCTCGCGGGCAGTAATTTAATTGTAGCGGCACCAAGTCAATACTTCCTTGTGGGCGTGGATTTAACCAGCGATGAAGATTCATTCCGTAGCTGGTGGTCACAGGATTTTCAAGAAGTGCGCATAATGGCTGCTTGGAAGCTGGGCACACAGATTGCATTTCCACAATTCTTTGTGACTAACGGTTTATCATAATCGTAGAACAAAGATAGGAATTGTATTTGAAATAAAAAAATTATTTCAAAAAAAAAATATGATGTTCATGGGGGATTCATCCCCCACACATCAAACAAAATAAACAAATCTAATAACAAAACAAAAATATGGCATGCAATTTAACAGCGGGGATTCCTTTATCGTGTCGTGATAATACGGGCGGGGTCGCAAACGTGTGGATTACAGATTTCACAAACATCACGTCTATCACTTCATCAACAGGGGATACCATCACAGCAATTTCAGGAACAGGCACATTCTACGAGTTCCAGTTAATTCGTACGAGTTCACAAATGACTGAAACTGTAAATGCGTCACTTGAAAACGGTACCATTTTCTATACACAAGAATTGGTATTATACTTTGCTAAATTAGAACAATCAAAACGTAACATTCTAAAAACATTAGGTCAATCACCAAGATTGGCTGTTGTAATGTCTGATAACAACGGAAACTACTTCTTGTTGGGTCAAACATATGGCATGTACGTGAGTGCTGGTTCTAACGTCACAGGTAAAGCACTTGGCGACGCTAACGGATATAATTTAACACTTCAAGCTATGGAACCAAATCCAATGAACGAATTGGCTGGTACATTATCAAGTGTTGCATCTGGTATCACAGTTCAATCATTGTAATAAACAAATTAAACAATAACATAAAGGGGGTTAAATCCCCCTTGTGTTATATTTATAGATATGCTACTCATTAGGACAGGACAACAAAATACATTAGTGGTTACGGTATCACAGAATGCAACCATACCTAATCCTGAATGGTTATTTAGTTTCACACACATTTTTTCCAAAAGACAAGTTCAATTCATCCCAACAAATGTATCTACACATAAGACAAGATACGATGAGTTTGTATTTGTTGAAGGGACAGGTGGTGGTGAAATACAATTCCCCTATGAGGGACTTTATACCTATGGAGTATATCAACAAACACAAGGTAGTGGAAACCTAAATCCACAATTAAGCCAAGGTATTATTGAGGCTGGTGAGGCACAGGTTATTGTACAATCTGCCAACACAACTAATGACTATTATATTGAGTATGTATCAAATAATGAATACAACTCAAACTACATTTTTGCACCAGGTGAAATAACCCCATCTGAAACAATATCGGTTTATTCACAAGTATTAGATTTTATATCACCAACACAATATAATTCTATTGTTTATAGATGTGATGGAACACAAGTTAAAGCTTGTTATGGTTGTAATAACCAATATAATATAACTGATTTGGTTGATATGTTTAATACATTACCAAACCCATTACCAGGTTGTTGTGTTGACCCCACCTATTGTTATTGTTGGAGTCAATATGGTACTTATTATGATAATGGTGATGGTAGAGTTAGATGTGAAATGACTCAATCGGCATACAATACTTTATGTCCAAATGGAACACTAACATTAGATGTTATTTACGATTAAACTAAACCCCTGATTATTAGTCACAAAAAACATATTTAATAGTAATGGAAGAACAAAACAAAGAAGATTTATTTAGGGTCTTTAATTTTGCCGTAGCACAGGTTCCAATCATTGAGGAACAAATCCAATTAAATACAAGAACGCCGTGGGTATTCTACGGGATTGCAAATCTTGCACCCCAAGAGTTGATTCGTTTATACAATTCAAGTCCCACACATAGAGCATCCGTAATGTCCAAATGGTTTGGAGTTAGGGGTGAATCAATATCACTTGCAGATAATGATAACAACAGATTACAAATGTGTAATTCCAAAGGTGATTCAATTTATGACCTATGGAACAAAGCAACATTGGACTTTATATTGTATGGGTCGTTTTCAATAAACACCGTGTGGAGACGCGACCGTGACTTGGGATTTGAAATGTATTCAATGGATACATCCAAATTGAGAGCAGAACGTGCAGACATGGATGACCATGTTAAAAATTATTATTTCAGTTCCGATTGGGCATATACTAAAAAGTTTGTTCCAAGAAAAATTGCAGCGTTTGATATCAAGAACGAGGAACCATCACAGGTATTTTATTACGGTACACATAGTCCTGGAAATGAATATTATAGTACCCCGAGTTATTGGGGAGGTGCTACCGCAATCGCAACCGAAGTTGAGGTCTATAATTGGTGGCACAGTAATATTATCAATGGATTGAACCCGTCACTTTTTATTTCGCTGAACAGCGGGGTGCCCGCTCCTGATGAACGTGAGCAGATTTATCAAACTTTAAGTGCAAAATACTCATCGTCAAATAATCCTGGAAAATTGATGTTGACCTTCGCCAATTCAAAAGAAGAAGCACCTGAAATTACAACGATTTCCCCTAATGGTTCAGACAAGATGTGGATTGAAATGAACACTGCGGTTCAACAAGCAATCCTTACCTCACATCAGATAAGCAGCCCCGAGCTTCTTGGTATCCAAACTCCATCAGCCCTCGGCACTCCTAATCATTTAGAAGCTCAGGACCACTTCCAACACTTGGTTATTAAACCAATTCAAGAAGAAATTAAAAAGGTGTTTGAAAAATTATTATTACTTCGTGATGGTAAACCTGCGGAAATTGTGATAGAACAATTCAATATGGTTACAATCCCTGATGAAAAGCCAACAGATACAGTTGATGTTTCAAAAACAGAAACAGTTGATAACACAGATAATTCAACAACATAATTATGGGTGGTTTAATTCCTCAAAATATTCTTATCGTCAGTGAGACGAAAATTAAAAACTTTAGCGACATTGACCAAAATGTGACGAGTCAAGTTTTACTTCCGTTCATAAGTGTTGCACAGCAGACAAAGCTGGAATATATCATAGGCGGAAGATATTACAAACAATTATTAGAACAAATATCTGGTAATACTCTTACATCAGCAAACGAAAACTTCTTGAATTACTTTGCACAACCACTTGTATTATGGGCAGCATACGCGGAGTGTTTACCTTCCGTGTGGGGTAGAATTAAAAACAACGGTATTGTGAATGGTGCGGAACAATCTGTAACATTAAAAGAGATGCAATGGTTTGTTGAAAGGGCTAATGACCGTTCCCAATTCTTTGAAGCACGTATGATTGAACAAATCATTTGGAACTCAAACTTGTATCCATTGTGTTTCAATTACAATACAAATGATGGAATGATGCCACATCTGGGCAAGAATTATTTTTCGGGCGTTCATCTATCAAATGGTAGATATAATGGTTGGGAAATCGCAACACAAATGAGGAAGGCAGGGATAGGTTACTATTCGGGTCCAGAGTTTGCTTGTTTATGGGGATGTTAAATTATGAATAACGAATTACTACTTATATTATCAAACACGTTGACTGGTTTTGCTGGTTGGTTTGTTGGTCGTAAAAGACAACAAGCGGACACAGATAATGCCATCCTTGATAATCTATCCAAGAGCATTGGGGTTTATCAAACCATCATAGAGGACTTGAAAAAAGAAATCCACGAGTTAAACTTGAAGGTAGTTCAACTTGAATCAAAGGTGAATGAGTTGATGGCGGAAAACAAGAAACTAAAAACCAAATACAAAACAGGTATTAAAACCATAGAATAATGAAGGAAGATATAATTTTACATTTTATACATTGCCAAACCCAAATTAGATTGAACCATTGGTCAACATTTGGTGACGCGGAACATCGTGCGTTAGGAAAACTATACGAGATTTTAGACGGATTGATTGATGATTTTGTTGAGACCATGATTGGAAAACCAGAATATGGTAGACCAAAATATGATGATGATTTTTGTTTGGGATTAAATGACCCATCGGTTGTTGATATAAAAACTTATTTAAGTCAATTTAAGGACTTTTTATATTCATTGAGTAATATACTTGACCCAGTCAAAGATAGTGACTTATTGAACCAAAGAGACACCATTTTAGGTGAAATAAACCACACATTATATTTCCTAACTCTAAAATACTAAACCATGCCAATACCAAGTCCATCACCAAAAGAAAATTATGATGTATTTTTAAGTAGATGTATCAAACAAATTTATGATGAATATGGACATGAACAGGCTACTGCAATTTGTAGTTCAAAATGGGCGAATAAGAATATGAAAAAACAAGAAGAAATCTTTGTTGTAACTCCAAAGAAAAACGAAAATAGGGGAACATATCTATCCCGTTGTTCCGCACATTCCAAGATGAAATCCCAATTCCCAAGTATGAAGGAACGTATGGGGACTTGTCTAAACGCATTCAACGCGTATTACAAGTATTGGAGTAGGTTAGAAGATTTTAGTGAATCAGATACAAAGGGTACAGCACTTGGTGAATGTATTGCAAAAGAAAAAGCAAAGGGATTTGATTACAAAGAAGCATATAACCATTGTGCATCAAAGGTTGTTGTATCCCCAACTGGTGGTTCCAATCCTGTTGTAATGGCTGATGATAATTTAATCATTGAACCAGTTGCAATGGAAGATACACCAGTAAGCGTAGATTTTGACGATACATTTAACACAACCAGAGGTCGTGAAATGGTCCAAAAACTAATTGATGAAGGTGTTGATGTACACGTTATTACCAGACGTCAACAATCGGATTCTAAACCTGTTTATGAGTTAGCGGCAGAATACGGAATACCAAAAGACAAAGTCCATTTTACAAACGGTAAATTGAAATGGGAATTGATTAAAACATTGGGTATCAAAAAACATATTGATAACAACCCTGATGAAATTAAAGCAATCAAGGAAAACTTACCTGATGTAATTGCGGAACAATTTGACGTGTAGAATAGTTGATTT